CTTCCTGTCCTGAGATATTAGCGGGAATATCGTCGCTCATACCATCTCCATCACCCTCAAGCAAGCCCCCATGCTCGTAATGATCTACAACTTCGCTCCGCTGAGGGGAGGCCGCTGGGTAGGGAGTGGCGCGAGCTATTTGTGATTGTGGGTACGCTGCGTTAGGGTCTATGGGCTGAGTATGAATAAAGCCGCCGTTAGCAAAGTGACCTTTCAGCGCGGCAAGACCCCCTGACCGTTGGTAGTCTTCAAGAAACCACTCAGGGAACCGTATAGTTGCATCAGTGTTGGGAGGATGAATTTCTAGCGCACCGCCATCTGCATAGCCCGGAGAGTTGTATAATCCCTGAGTCAACTGTGCTAACTTGGCTGCTTCTTGCTGGCGTTTCTGCTGTAGTTGCTGTTCTTGCTCGCTCATGTAGTCGCTGAGCGCCATGTTACTGCCAATACCAGAGCCAAGTGTAAATGCAGGCAGTGCCCCCTTGCCTGCTATATCAAAGTATTTTTCTAAGTCTACATCAGAAGAAGCGGGTGCAGCTTCCGCAGGAGTGGAGGCAACGGCAGTGGGTGCCGTTACTTCAGAAGGCATTTCGCCAATAGGTTTATTGAACGCTTCTGCTATGGGGCTAGATGCGTTTTGCCCTGCTAACTGCTGATTGGATACGCCAAAGGCTTGAGGCTTTGCTAACTGTTCTGGAGTCACACCAAACCCAGTATTTGCCACACCCTGCTGCGTCATGGGGTTGCCCAGCGCACCCTGTATATCTTTGGACTTGTATGCACCCCAGCCGCCACTTAGCAAACCTGTAGCCGCACCGCCCGCTGCGCCTGCCTGCCCTCCAGTAAGAGCGCCAAGACCCGCACCAAGAGCTGCACCAGACAAAGCACCAAGAGTCCCACTGCCTATATCTCCCAGCAGCTTGAGCGTATCCGGTTTCAAATCCAGCCCACTTAGCCCAGAAGCAATCATGTCCCCCGTGCCTTCCTTAACAAACGAGGATAGTGCAGGTGCTCCTACAGCGGTGATTCCTTGGCTAAAAAGATTTTCAAGTCCGTACATGATTGCCTCTAAGGTACAATGTTCAAAACGCCCGCGTTATTCCAGATAGAGCCAGAAGGCAGCCCTGCGGCAGAAGTAGGTAAATTAGTCAAAGTCAGGGTCGCCCCGCGCATCTGCCCCGGATTCGCCTGTTGCTGGATTATGTAATTGAGCTGGCGAACGAGGCTGTTAAAATACTGCGTGTCATATTCTAAAGGAGGCAGAGGGAGGACTGAGTTGGGTACGTTGTTGTTATTAGCCATTTTATCTACCTGCGGCCATCAGCCTTAATGTCTAATCGAGGAACACCTAACTGCCAGCGAACGCCTAAGCCATCACTTTCTATGCGGAAGGAAGCCTGCCTGCCTCTCAGTCTGAGCCACGTATCAGGAGTGTACTCGTATACCTGAATGGTAACTTCAGAGCCGTCCACAACGGCGTCATTCGACTGCATAAAATTAGCTTGGCCCGGATAGTTTCTCACTGATAACGTAACATCAGCAACAGGAGCAGTGGTATCAGACCCAATAAAATCTACGTCATGAATGATACGCTTGATGAATGAAAAGCTATCGCCCTCACCCAAGTCAAAGTCTGCACTACGAATATAAGCGTCGATAGCAACCGCCGGAATATCAAAGCCATCATCAGCTCCTAACTCGTGGAACAGCACTTTCCCACTCGCCGTAACACCCGCTGCCGCTACAGGGTATTTGAACAGAGTGGAGTTCATCCAAGCCGTGCGCTGTTGCGCTGCATCCCAAGAGCCGTAGTACCAGAGTTTTTCTAAGTAGTTATAGACAACATACCTATCATTGACCAATGACTCAGCGGAGGGGTAGTGCCACCACACTTCGTTGTAGCGCTCGTTTGTGCCTGCGTACACCATGTCTAGCTGCTCGGCGTTTATATCTGAAAAGACATACTGATACAAAGAGCACGGGAGAGAATCCACTCTTCCTGTGTATACATAGAATTTGTTTACCCCCATCCAGAAAGTCATACCTGCTGCACTAGCCTTGGCATTGGGGGACGCGATGCTTATTGATGCTGAGATAACATTGAACCCAAAGACATACGGAGCACCCAGATAGCGCATAGAGTACAGAGCAGCGTCAGACCAAAGCAAATACTCTTGGCGCGTTTTCTCCGCTGTTATGAGGCGGCTACCTATGGACAGCAGTTGATTGCCCGCAGTGTTTGTGATGTCAGATGGATTCCATATCAAAGGATTTTCTTGCGAGCACCAGCTAACCATCATGGGCTGCTGAGCAGTGTTTGTACTAACAACAGTACCCGTAGTGCCTGCTACCGTAGACCCTGACAAGATAGCGGTAAAGCTAACCCCGATGGTATTAGATGCTGCTCCAAGAGGGATAAAATTTGTGTTACCAACTTCTGCTATGGTGTAATTTGTGTCAATAACAATAGTCTCAGCTAAAACCGGAATCGTTACATTAGCCCCTAGCGCAACAATATGCCGCTCCTCGGTGACAAAAGCCCAAGACGCTATAGAAGGAGCGCATAGGTCAGCACCCGGTAGGAACCTTACATTTACCCCCGCCCCAGTCACTACCCCATTTGAGTCCAGATTGACAGAAGCATCCCAATAGTAAATCGGCAGGTTGGCTGGGTTGTAAACGAGGTCTTCCCCGAAGTTGTCCCCACTCCACGTACGCAGCCTAGTGACCGTAACCGTAGGAGAGTAAGTGCTAGGAGACGGCGTGCCCCACCCATGCCCTGTACCCCAGTGTCCAACACCCCAGCCAGCGGCGTACTCATTTATGGGCAGGCCGGGAGTTAGCCCCGAAGGAGTAATATCATAAAAGTTTTCGCGCACCCAAATGTAGAAATTGGTGTGAGTGCCTACGCCCAGCAAGTAGTACCCTGAGAGAGAAGTCCATTCGTTTAGATGGCGGCAAATACCTAAATACTCTTCGTCACCTTGCCATGCCCAGCCCCCTAGCTTTTCCGGTGCCCCAGAGCGAAAGCGCACTTTGTCGCACTCGTACCACCCGCCTTCATTGGCGTAGTTGGTGGATTCTCTGGAGATACCGGGTCTAAATTGGACTTTTTGTAAGGGCACGTGGATTCCTATTCAGCTTTCAAAAGTATGCAGCCGCGTTATTTGGCTACCCATCCAGTGTCGCCTACCCCTGTCTCTTTAACAAATAAAGTAGAACCAGCACCACCATTCGTCCTTGTATACAAAGACCCCACAGGCGCAGCCACTACTCCTTCAGGAGAGCCGAAACCGGAAGTCCATATAACAGTACCAGAAGAACCCGGATAAAAGTTAGCGCTATAGACATTATTGATATAGGCATTAGCCCACCTCAGAGAAGTAGTGCCAAAGCCTTGCACGTTATTAGCACCGGGGCGTAAATTACCATCTGAAGATATAGTAAGACGAGTAGTCCTATCAGCTACATCCGTGCTGCATCTAAAACGAATTGCCGTCGGTACAAACGCCGCTGCTACGCCATCTTGAAGAAAATCTATACGAGCGCCGGGGACAAATCCCGTACCATTATCGCCATTAGCGTCTATTGCGCCTATAGAATCGTTTAAGACGGTTGCGATTGGTGTATCTCCGGGGACTGCGGTGCGCGTTTTACCGAAGCGGATTGTCCCGCTTGCCGCATCATCAGCATATTGGGCGATACCAAAAGTCGTAGTTTCATTGGTGCCCCCCACCATTTTTAGAGCGGGGTTAAGTGAGCCAATGCTAGCGTACAAGCCATTATAACCGCCGTTTACATCAACAAATGATGATTGTGCAACAATAGTACGATTAGGCGTTGTGGTTGCGTTAAAGCGAATGGTATTGCTATTAGGGTCAATCCCAAAGTAAATCTGCGTGCCATTGAGAGTTACAACAGGCTCCATCACAGAAATATCACCAATATCTGGAGTGGTGCACCCAACGCCAATGTAGCACGTTGTAATATCGAAAGACGCTGGAACAACAGCTTTCAGCACAGATGGTCGATAATCAGCGTTGTTAGCTATAATCATTTCTGGCTTTCCGCCAGAAGCACTCCCGATGGAACCATAGTTAATCCACTGCCGACCTTGGCCGGAGTTAGCTTTGGCTTTACATGAAAATTCTATTTCATCCCCACCTTGCACGTTAATCGTCAGATACAATGATTGATTAGTGCTTGTGGAGCCGTCAATTATGTTTAGAACTCCAGAAGAGTCTATGGTGTATGACCCGCCTGACCCTTGTAACTGCCATTGCGTCCATACATTTGCTGCTGCTATAGCCATTAAATAATACTCCCCAGATAGTAATTAGACATAATTCGATTTATACCTAAGTCCATAAGTTGCTTGGCAATATACGGGCTGTCTACAGTCCAAACTGTTAACTTAATGTTAGCTGCGCTTGTTGATGACACCCAAGTAATACTGGGATTCGCTAGTACAGTGCTATAACTACAGGCAAGTTCTACTGGGCCACCGAGAGCAATTAACTGAGCGATAACAGTGTCCAACTGTGCCTGCGTTGTTGGTGTATAAAGATAGGCTAAGCTAACAGTAGCGTCTAAATTTCTAACGTACTGTAGATCAGAAAAATTGAAAGACTGCCAGCACGTAATCGGTTGGCAGTTGTTGTTATTCATACTATCCAGCATAAGCTGGATATTGCTCTGGGTTTTATACCCTTTGATTTCAGGCATTGCAAGCGCGTTACGCGCCCGACATAGTGCGAAGTATTCGTCTAGTGTAGGGATGTAGCTGTCACTAAACTTTGCGTTAAAGAATGATCCAGCATCCAGCCCGCGCATGTAGCTATAGTAATTCAATGCTGCGACTGCGCCTGTGCCATTGGTAGTACGATCCACAGTAGAGTCGTGGATGATTACAGGTACGTTGTCTAAGCTGATCTGCACATCACACTCGATTATTTTACTGCCCAGTGCGATACCATTCGCAAAAGAAGACATCGTGTCTTCAGGAGCCATACCCGCACCGCCACGGTGTGCTATCCACGTCATAGTCTGTGACTCAACGTAGTTGGCATAGCTGCCGTAGTCCTGTTGAGCGTAAGCAGCGTTAATTCCAGTCGTGCTTATTTGCAGCCCCGTAGCTACATTGTCCCCATCATAAACAGTTTTAAGCTGGGAGGTAACACCGCCCGGCACTTGAAGAATATCCCCAGAGTTTACGAGTCCGACCTGAACCTGCGTGGTGCTTACTTTTAGCTGAGTGCTTGCACCGTTACCATCCTGCACCGTTTGCAGGGCAGAAGTAACTCCTCCGGGGACTTGGAGTAAACCGTTGAAGGTTTGGTTTATTTGCTGGTTGGATAGATTTGACATAGCTTAACCCAATGGTGCCTGTTCAGGCTCGCTGGCCGCCATCCACGGCAGGTCGATTGACTTAGGTTGTGGGGCACGCTGTCTTTCAATCTGTTCTATAACGCGGTCTTCAAACTCCGTAACGCGACTACCTAGAGCCTTCTTTACCCATGCGGCAGCCTGCTCCTTCGTTACTTGCTCGATAGGCGTGAACGTAGCTGGATCGGTACTAGCGAAAGACACATCACTCTGCGTAAACCCTTTTAGGTCTCCATCTGATCCTTCGACATCGAAACATGCCTGAACAGCTACATTTTCAAGGCCGTCTTTGTGTATTACTTCAAGACGGGTAACGATCCATTCGATTGATATTGCCATTTGTGTTTCCTCTAAATTACATCGCTACAGTGCGAGAAGTTTCGATCATAGTGGTACCATCTGATACGAAGTTTACAACGAAAGTCTTAGCCGTGACAGTGCCAGTAGCCAGTGTGCCCGTTGTTAAGAACCCCGTACCGAAGGTAATGGTGTAAGATGTCGTGCCGCTCGTCACGATGATAATGGAAGATTCAGCACCTGCCGGAGCTACAGTAGTAGTATAAGTTGCCGTTGCGTTTGGCGTTACTTTGACCACATTATAAGAACCAAGCATCATTGCGGTCGTACCTGCTGAATGGGCGAAATACCCGCCAGCTACAGTACCATTGCTTTTAATCGGGCCTTGGAAAAAGTTGTCAGCAGTGCCAGCAGCGTAAAAGTTGTAGCGGCCTGAAGCGGTAGCTATATTCGAGTAGAAGCCGTAATTGGTAGTACCTGATACCAACGATGAGTCAGCATAAAAGCCCTGCATTACAGATATTGTTGAAGAAGCGCCCAGTGTCTGTAATGCGGAAGAAAAACCTCTGAATGTGGTAAGTGCTGTACTCGCAGCAGTGCTTGGGAAATTAAAGACGCCGTTATATGTTCCTGTTACGGTACTAGGAATAGTACCTTGGATATTAGCTACTGTGCATGCGGCAACTGAGTCTGTAGGGTATGTTCCTCTTAAGGAAAGTAAAGCGGCGGTGCTGATCGTGCCGTTAATGCCTACGCGCCCCGCGTTATCAATCCTCATCCGTTCTGTAGGGGAGGAAGCGCCATCCGCTGTAGTGCTGAACACCAACCTTCCGGGCATATCGTTAGTGCCGGGGGTGCCGTCTACTTCCGCTATGATAGCCGCTCCCCTTGTGTAAGATGACCCGTCCGCACCTGCAAACACTAATTGCCCAAGAATATCAGCGTTCTGGACTATTGTGTTAGCGCCGATTGTACCTGAACGGGACTTGTTAAGATAAATAATTGACCCATTCGGGTTACTTAGGAACGCATAATTGTGTTGTGTTGCTTCGCCAGTATTTGTTGCTACCTGTAACTTTCCTGTATCCGAAAATGCTCCCGCAATAGATGTAGCTGTTCCAATCAAAACATCGCCAGTCGCTTCAACAACGAACGGGCTGCTATCAGGATTAGTGTCATCCTCTACCACCAGAGCATTGCCCGAACCAGTCTGCGTGATTCGTAAGGCATTAGAGCTAGAAGACCCAGATATAACCACACCGGGCTGAACTGTTCCGTTGATAGTCACAGTATCTGCTGACGCATCGCCTAGTATGGTATTGCCTGATACAGTGAGGTTCGTAATAGCTGCGCTGGCCTGCTCAGTGGTAGCTTCATAGAAGTCCGTACCATTGCAGTAAACAAATTTAGCTTTACCAGCAGAAACTGGAACACCCGTGCCTGCGGCTGTTTTTACAGTAACAGTAGCATTTGATCCGTTAGCTACTACATATACCTTGCTAACACTGGGGGCAGTGACAGTTCGAGCAGTGCCCGGAGTACCTGTAATTCCCAAAATCATCTGACGAGCTTGGTCAGTAGCGCCATTGGCAACCGACAGGGGTACATCTCCTGCGGTTACATTTATAGCAGCTTGACCAGCAATCGACTGCTCAATCAGCGTACCAAGGTTGGTATTGGTCGTAGTACCCCATGTGTTGTTCTGTTCGCCGTAACCGATGAGTTCAATGCGAAGATTGGGGGAATAAGTAGACGCCATTTATTTTTCCTCTTTGGTTACGAAAGCTATCACACTAGCGACAGCTACAGCTAACTCGGTTATATTTTGCGTAAGTTCAGGGTTGAAGTGAACATCTAAGGCGGCCAAAAGGCCCAGCACGGCATACCATGTAGATTTCTCTCGTAGTCTATCTAGCAGCCAACTTGCTAAAGGGTTTAATTTCATCTCGGTATCTGCCAATGCGGGCCATCTTTGAATTTTCGCCAATCACCGCCCCAAGTGATGTCTACACCCAACTCTTTAGCTGCTTGTTTAATAGCAGGGGCTAACTGATGGTAATACTTCCAATCCCAACTAGCTTGCCCATCTACGAGTGGCGCTATGTCTACTGCATGGCCTGTGAGATGGTAGGAGTTCATGGTTTGGGATGCACCTTTGGCTACCAGATAGTGCTGGCGTTCTTTCGTCCGTAAGCCCTCAATTACTACGAAATCAATAGGTGTGATCTCAATAGCGCGTTTGACGACTTTCACCAAGTCAGGGTGCACCCCTTCAAGGCGTTTCAAGGACTTAGAACTTAAGCCAAAGGCCATCTCGTTACTCCTTACGCTTCGCTTTCGTCAGACTTTACCTGCTCTTCAGCCTGCTCCTTGATCTTTATGACCAGAGGAAACGCCCCTGACTTGGTAGGTAGATCACCCAACACAGCCAGAATAGCGTTGACTTCATCGACGGTAAGGAACAGAGATATTTCTTTCATTGTGCGGCCTTTTATGCTCGTTAGTTAAGTATCAGAAGCGCCGTAGTGCTAGTTGCGTTGGGGAAGCTCACTGTAAAAGTGCTGCTAGTAGACAGATAGGTTCCACCAAAATTGAGCACGAGGACAGCAGGCTTTCCGACAGCAGAGTCATTATAAATCAAAGCACCTGCGGCGGAGAACGACGCGCCCATCCATGAAACATCAGAAAAATCAACAAAGCTAACGGTTCCTGATGCTGTAATAGACTGACCTGTTAACGTCTTTCCGCCTGTAGTATATCCGCTTCCGTTGGGAACTTCACCTGTAGTTCCGGTATAGCTCACTGTAGCCGAGTCAAGATTAGCCATAGACGAGTACAGGGCAATTTTGAAAGTGCTTCCGCCAGAAGCGAAGTCATGCACCCCGCTCAGCAGTTCACTTTTGAATGTAGATACGACAGTCTGGTAAATAGCCATTACGTCACCATATCCCTAACTTGCCCTCTGCGGTATGTATCGCCACGATCTTTGCCATCGACTAGCTGTTTCAGTTCTGCCAGAGCTTCTTGGAATTTAGCCTGATAGGTCTGGATCAAATCCGCTTCCCCTTTCAGGTAAATATAGGCTTCTGTTATAGACCCCCAGAGAAGTACGTTCGAGAAGTTCTCTCCCAGCCAGCTAGTTCCTGCGGTTACAATGCTCTGCGGGTAAGCGTAGTAATTCAAGACCAAGGAGTAGGCACTGTTTGGGATTGGCCCAAGAATCATCTGAGATGCGTTGTTCAGCGCATAGGCAACGGGGAGACCGCGAGCGGTCTGGTATGGATAGGCTTCAGTGATGTAGTTAACATCCTTGTTCAGAAGGTACACGTAGCCTTCTGTGGGGCTAGACACTGCCAGAGAAAACATCGACAAAAATCCCGTAGGAAGCGTCAGATATTGGCTTCCAGCAGTGGCCGTAAGCGTAGCAGTTTGCCTAGACGCAGGCAGTTGCACCGCATTGTTAACAATGACCTCTGTGTTTTGGACAAAGTTAGGTATGTTAGCAATAAAACTTGTCTCATTGACCTGAGTGTATTGCTGAATAGCGGTGGACAACTGCGCGTATGTTAAGCTCATCTTTAGCCCATTTTGCTAGATGCTTTAGTTCCTTTAGTAGCAGCGCCAGTACCACGAACCTGTACAGTTTTTTCTGCGGTCAGTTCTACAGGATAGCCGTTGCCTTTAGGGGTTTCTACTTGTTTAACACCCGCGTACTCAGCGCTGCCTTCTTTATGATCGCAGCATACAGGTTTGGATTTACGCATTACTTTGTCCTCTGATTTGCAACGCGGGCCAGATTACGGCCCATTTTCTTAGCTTCAGCAGTGGTGACACCGCCCTTCTTTAGACCCTTCATGGACTTCTGCGTATCATGCTTTTTGTCCATTGAAGATTTCTCCCAGTCAGAAAAAGACATCTTGTGCTTTTTCGCTAGTTTTTTGTCTTGGGCAACGTCTTTAGCAGAACCTTCCCATTTAGTCTTAGCCATCTTACTAACCTCGTTAGGTTTCAGAGAATGAATCGAATTGTGAAATTATAACACTATTGACTGTCGTTGCTATGGTCTGAGTGGCGACAGGATTCCACGCAAACAACCCTCTGCTGTCATTCAGGTTAGTGTCAGGACGAGGGTTTCTCAGGGCTTGAGGATCGTTAGTTGCCTTTTGAGCACCGATAATGCCTACCCATAATTGCGGGTGATCTGGGTCCCAGCACGTAGGGCAAACCCTTTGATTGATGACCCGACCTTTGACAACATAGGTTCGCAGTTTCTTAAGAGGGTATCTTTGGGCGCATCTATCGCATAGCCCTATGGCTTTTTTTTCAGAAGCGAAGTTCTTAGACATTACCAGCCACCGCTACCAATCCCTACAATCCTCGGCACAAACCTTACTGGTGAACGATCTCTGTCCTCACGGCTAGCAAGATCAAATGCTTCGTCATACATCTGCTTGAGCATTGGGGTTCTGTTCGTAGCACTGACTTCCTTCAAAGACAGGTAATAGGAAAGGCCAGCGATCAGTGGTGGCATGAAACGAAACGGAATATCCATCTGCCCATACCCCGGCTTCATGGCATCTCTGATACGCCGCAGTCTCCAGTACACCAAAGTGTATCCCGTCACATTCGCAGTAGGCCACACTCGGACAATCGGAGTCGGTGCTTGCCTGTCTACATAAAGCTGAATAGGTCTACCCTGTGCGAGTTTATTGGGTATAGTGGCGTATGTAGGCACCGCGATGCGTGAGATTTGCAGGTCAACCTGATTGTACTGACTGCCTTGGTTTTGGCGTATTACATGCTCTATCAGGTCAACAGTATCATTCGGCAGTTCATAGGCAACCTGCCCGACATTCAAAGGAATTTCGCCCTGCTCGATAGTCCAGAGGTTCAACCCACGATTAGCCCACTCTTGAAAGAGTAGATTCAAGCTGCGCCTAGCAGTGCGGAATTGGTAGCCGGTACGAACCTCGACCCCACATCGCTCATAGGCTTCTTCAATGATTTCCGCCATGTCTGGCGTCCACATTGCCTCTTCAGACCGAGAAGCCACGGCGACAATGTAGGGAGAAATGTACGCCCACTCGGAGGCACGGTCTTCCCAAAATGTAGACACATCAGCCCAGATCGGCCCCGGTAACGTCCAGATGTTGCTGATCGTAACAGGGGATAAAAGATTGCCCCCATTAAGAAGGATGTCGTAGCTTATTGCCCCATTAGCTACCCAAAAGTGTATGTTTGTAGTAGTTATGTTGAAGGGGTTAGCCAGTGGTATAGTTAACGCTTCGTCTTCAAAGATAGGAACGGCAAAGGTTGTGCCGTTGTTTACCACTCCAACAGACACAGGAGACCCTAGCAACCCACCGCCTTGCGGCACCAAATCGAGAGTAAAGTAAGTTGCCATAGCTTTTCCTAGTTAACAATTCCAAGCACGCAGACTTTTATTTATACGGCTGTTAGGGTCTTTAGCTGTCTTAGCAGAGGTATTAACCTTTTTCATACCCTTCATACGGGAGCAAAATGACTTACGCCTAGCTGCGTCTTTTTCTGTTTTGGGTTTAGGAGCGGGGGGTTTCAGGTTCATGCCCTGAGCTTTAGCACTAGCGCGACCCTTTGCATTGAGGCCGCCCTTCGGATTCTTACCTTCTGCTCTAGTCCATGCAGGTGATTTAGCCATTATTTCTTCCTCGCAGCTCTTAAGTTATCAACGAGATTCGGATACGGACGACCTGCTTTTTTAGCCATAGCCTTGGCCGCAGTCTTTTTAGCCGAGCTTAGTTTCTTCGGTTTGCCCAATCCTTTCGGCCTTGGTTTGTCCCAGATTTCTTTAGCCATTAAGACACCTGATTGACGGTTACGATGACAGCAGGGGCTGCCGGATATGACGGGCTTACGCTAGGCGCATAGGTTACAACGGAAGTATCTCCATTGGTAGTTAACCATTTCATAGTGACTTTATTGGATGTTGTCAGCGTCAAAAACACATTAGCAGCCATAATTACTGCTCCGG